GGCTGACGTGCCCGTGCCCACCGAGACACCGTCGATATAAACCGTCACAGCCCCTGCATTGACCGTGACGATCAGCCGATGCGGAGCCGGAGCGGCTGTCACCGATGACGACGCGATCGAAATGTTGTTACGCATGAAAACGCATTGCGTGGTGCTGGCATTGTTCTGCGCGAACAGCCAGACATTGGCGGCGCCGAAGTCGTTGACGCCCGCCGAGTAGGAAAACCAGCGGCCGTAGTTTTGTGACGCCGCACCGGCCATGGTCGTGACCACCCAGATTGTCAAGGTGTTGCCGGTCCCCAGCGCGAACGACGGCACGTTCAAGGTCTGGCTTGACACCGGGCTGGTAAAGACAATGGCTGGCTTGGTGGAGTTAAACCCGGTCGCGTTGTAGGTCGGCTTGGCAACCTGCCACACCAGATTGTTGGCGTGACCACTCTGGTCGGCCACACCGAGGATGTCGGTGCCGCTCAAGGTCAGGCTGGCGGCAACGCTGGCGTCCCACCAGCCGATCACGTTGGTCAGGATCGACGGCACGCCGGGAGCGCCGACCTGCCACAGCGTGATGTCGACCCGGAACGGCCCGGCGTCGCTGGCATCGAGAAACACCGCGATACCGAAACTTGCCACGCCGGTGACGTTGGCGAATGGCGTCGGCACGATGGCAGTAAACTCGTCGGTCCAGGCGGTGCCGTCCGGCGAGGTCCGCAAGGTGTAGGTCGCCCCGTTGGCTGACACCTCGAATTGCAACCAGTTCGGTCCCGCCTGGGTGCCGTAAGTCGTGGGACCGCCGTCATTGACAGAAAAGCCCGCGGTCTGATTCCATTTGTTGGCGCCGAATACCTCGTAGGCGTTGAGACCTACCGCCCTGTCGCCCTTCAATCCCGATATGCGGAAGTCGTTGGATTGCCGCAATCCGAATCCGACCATCGCAGTCTTGCCGCCGTTCTCCAGCATCGACCAGTCCGGGTCGTATTTCATGGTGTAGATGTTGCCAGCCACCGGCGCCCCGATGTCGAACACGAACTTGCCGGACGATCCCTTTTTCTTGTTGCCCTGGAATGCGATGGCATCATCGACCCCGACCACGGTTGGCGGCACGACAAAACCGGCCGGATCGTCGACGATGACGGTGCCACCGCCGGGCGGCAGGTCTGGCGTCGTCTCGGTGACATTGGTCACCGTCACCGTAAATGCCTTGTCGAACGTATAGCCGCCGCTGTCGGTCGCGCGGATGGTGATGCTGTGCGATGTGGCGGTCTCGTAATCGAGTACGCCCGTCACGATCACCGACGCGAAGCTGATCCCGAACCGCCCGCCAGCATTGTCGACCAAGGAAAACGCTACCGTGTCGATGGGATCTGGGTCCGTCGCCGACAACAAGCCGCCGACCGCACTGCCGAGCGCGGCATTCTCGGCAATGCTTTGCGTGCCGGCCCATGTGATATTAGTCGGTGCATAGAATGCCCGCTTTGATCCCCGCCGTCGTCCCATCAGGATTCCACGGTCCTATGCGACATGCAATCGCCTGTAGGGTCGAATCAGGTCGACCACCGGCGCCGACAGGAATCCGCTACTCGCCGACGACGTGCTCGATGTGAAGTAACTGATTCTGGTATCGCCGTGCTGCACCTCGCGGATACTGGAATCGCGGGCGCCCACGGTGCGGCCCTCGTGCACCGCCTCGATTACCGCCTTCTGCAACCTAGCCGGGCAATCCTCCGGCAGATCGTAGCCGCCGGAATAATTGACCGAGACCGGCCCACTCCAATAGCCGCTACCATGCCACAGCCGGCCGGTCGCCGGGTCGAACTCGTAATCGGCCCCGGTGGAGATTTCGATCACCTCGGCCACCGGATAGAGCGAGAGCACCAGCGCGCCGCGCACCGGCAACACCTCGCCGCGGTCGAAGGTGAAGGTTTCCAGCGCCTCGGCCAGCCCGAACCGGCGATCACAATATTCGGCGATCAGACGCGACTGCATCGTAATCATCGCCTGCAACTGCACATCCTCGGCGGTGTCGGTGATGCCGAGCGCGAGCTTGAGGTCGTCAAGCGAGATCAGGTCCGGCCCAGCGCTTTCCGGTGCCTCTGCGATAATCTCCAGAACCGAATGCATCTATTTGAACCTGACCAAATCCGGCACGCGCTTGTCTTCAGTCCGCAAGTCCCGGCCGTCGCTGCCGCGCTTGACCGCCAGCCGCCAGTCGTCGCTCTTGCCCGGCTTCTCAGCGGTGGCGGTCTGCGCGATGAACAGCGATCCGCCATGCGTGACGGCGTCGCCAGCGGCATAGCTGCGCTCGGTCCACACCCCGGCATCGAGCGGAATGGCGGTCTTGATCTCGTGAACCTGGCCGCCCAAGGAAGCCAGCAAGGTGCGCCCATTGTCCTTCGAGGTGATCGCCGCCTCACTGAATTCCTTGATGACGGCAACCGTTACCTCTTCGATAATCCAGTTCTTCAGCAGCGCCAGGTCGGCGGCGTCGCGGCCGTCGCGGCCAGGCTCGCCCTTCTCGCCGCGATCGCCGGATAGCCCGCGATCGCCAGCAGGCCCCGTCTCGCCAGGCGGCCCAGGGCTCGGCGGTTGCGATTTCAAAACCGCCAGTTCGGCATCGATGTAATCCTTGACCGCCTCAAATCCGCGGTCAAATGCTTCCTGCAGATCCATTACGCGGCCCTCGCGAACAGATAACCGACCCGATCCAGATTGACCGATTTGACTTCATCAACCGGTTCATCGGCGGCTGGCGCATTGTCTACTGGCGCTTGCGGCGGCGGCACATTCGGCTTGAACGGATCGTCCTGCGCATCGCGCTTGGCCAATGCCTCAAGGGAATAATTTTGTTGCTGTAAATAAGGATTGGCCCCGCCAGGGACCGGCCTCAGATCTAGCTTAGCGCGCCCCTCATTCGGCGCCATCACCCCGGCGCCAACCGCTTGTTGGATTGCGGTAATCTGGGTGACGCTGTCCATCCGCAAGAGGTTCTCGGTATCGAACTCGGTTCCAAGGCCGACGCCCCAGCCGATCCCGAGCGCGTGATCGAGCAGTTCCTCGATTTCCTCGATATGCGACTGTAGAGCCTGCGAATAATATTCGACGTTAAGACTCTGGACGTTGTTGTAGGACGGCAGCGCGCCGACGCCGACCTTGTAGGGCGGCACGTGATAGACGCTGCACACCACCTCGGCGCTCCATTTCAGGTTTTCGATCATCTGGCCTTCGACGTTGGTCATCGCGACCGTCTCGTATTTGGCGCCGCCGGTCATGATGGCGACGCGGCCGACGTTGCCGCGCGCGAACCTGTTTTCCCATTGCTCCTTAACCCGCTGTTCCTCGTCCGAACTGATCTCGCCAGGCACGGTGACAATGCCGCCCGGCATGGAGGCGTTCTGGAACAGCAGCGCCGACGCCTTCTGCGCGTTCAACCCGAGCATCGATGCCAGCCCACTGGCAAACACCGGTGGCGTGCCGACCAGCGGGTGAAACAGGCAATTCATCCGGTCGTGGATGATGTCGCGCGCCGGCACCGTGATCTCGCCAGTGCCGACCAGATTGTCTGATGACAGCCGGTAGAACACCGCACCGTCGTCGGCGACCAGCGGCTGCACCCGCGTCGGGTCGAGAATATGCAGCGCGGTGACGACGTTGCGGTTGTCGCGCTCCTTGAGCACGTAGGCATTGCCGCGCGATAGTTTCGACAGCACCCAGCACTCCCAAAACTGGTTGTGTGTCTGGTACGGGTTTGGCCGACGCAGCACCGGCGAGAATGCCGGGTTGGTCACTTCCGACCAGATATCGTCGTCGTCCTTCTCGACCAGCTTAAGCCGCAGCTTGGCGATGTCGCGCGCGATCAACGTCTTGCAGGCAAAGTCAGCGTGGAAGCTGGCCGCGCTGTCGGTATTGACGCTGACGTTCTGCTGCCAAGCGCCAGGATAGGACTCGCGCACGATCGGATAGGAATAGTCGCGATCCACCGGCAAGGAGGACAGTGCCTTCTCGCCGGTGAATGGGATTTGCAGTCCGAGGATGCGCATTTACTTGTTGGCTTTACGCTCGGCCCGTTCGCGCGCGATCCGCTCCTGCTCGGCCTTGCCCTCGGCCGAAAATGGATCAGAGATAGTTGGCGGCTCATACCCAAGCGGCGTATTGGCCACCACGGTGGTCCGGATCACGGTCGGCCCGGCGCCGTCCGGTTGCTTGTCCTCGACCGCAACGCCGAGCTTGGCAAGGTCGTTTTCCTCCTGGGTCGGCGTCGGTTGCGATGATTCCATGCGGGCCATCGCCTCCTCGTTCGCCTTGGTCTGCGCCTCCCGCCGCTTCTGCATCGCCTGGACGTCGGGATGATCCTTAGTTTTGGCTGGTGTCTGTGCCATCTGATTTCCTTTCCTAGTTCCAGGTCATGGTTTGGGTCCAGGCAACGACGCCCGTTCTCCGAAGACCCCAATTGATGTCGAGCAGCATCCGCACACCGATCGAGTCGGTCTGCCACAGCGACCGGGTCGGTGTCGCCAGCACGCCCGAGCCTTGCGCACCGGTGGCAATCTGCAGTGGCGTGGTGTCTTCCATATGCAAGGTCGCCTGGTCGCTGACGTCGAACCTTGGGCTGTCGCCGGTCACCGAGACAAAATCCGCGGCGTCGACCAGCAACATGCTATCGGCGGTGACGTTCGAGGACTGGATCACCGGATAGCCAAGCAGCGTCCCGCGCGCCAACTCTTCCTTGAACGGGAATTCGCCGCCGCCGGCGGTGGCCGGCAACAGCCCAGCCGCCAACACATCACCAGGGTTCATGATCCACACAGGCGAGCGCAGATTGCCGTTGGTGCCGGTGATCAGCGCCGATGACAGCGCGCGGATATCACCGATCAATGCAGCAAGCGAGCCGCCAGCCGTCGCCGTGGTGGCGGAGACGCCGGCTTTGAGCCCGGCCGGCCTTGTGGTGGTGGCCGCGGTGGCGTCGAGCAGTACACTGTCGATCGCGACGCTGGTGTCCTCGATGATGGTTTGACGGATCAGGCCGTCAATCGCCGGGGTCGAGTGCTCGGCGATATCCCTGGTAAACGTGGATATGACTCCCATCTTCTTAGGCGTGAAGGTGATCGCGGTGAATGCCCCCTGCCGCACCGGGATCGGCGCGCCCTGGGCCACGAAGGAACCGGCAATCGTCGGCGTTGCCGCCCGGGTCGGCATCGAGACGATGCCGGCGCGGCCGAACGAGAACTTGCCACCCTTGGCCGCCAGCGCCGGATAGACCGCATTCGGCACCAGCGCGTTGAACCAGTCTTGGATCGAAGTCTCGACCAGCTGGCTGGCCCAGCCTGATGTCACCGTGTCGGCCGGAACCGTGGCGGCCTTGGTGATCATGCTCAATACTGCCCGGGTCGGCTCGTCATCGCCGTATTCGGTCTTGAGAATATCAAGCGGGTTCTGCTTGGTAAAATGCGCCTTCACCGCGCAGACCAGCGAGCGCCAGACATAGTCCTGCTTGGCAATGCGCTGCTCCGGTGCCGCATAGATCGGGCTGAAGCCGCCGCGCGACAGCGAACCTTCGTGCGCGGTCTCGGCCTTGATCACCGCCTTGGCCGTCACTGCCTTGGCGCTTTCAAGTTTGCGCAGCCGAACCAGTTGGCTGTCGATCGCCTCGACTTCGGTGTTGAGGGTGTCGAACTCTTCCTGTTCGGCAGCGTCTGCGGTGCGGTCCTCATCGAGGCTCTTTTGCATAACGGCGTCCATGCGCGCAGCGTCAGCCGCCCGCTTGGCTTCAAGAGCAGAGATCTGCTCGGCAATGGTTGTCATCTTGTCCTCCTGGACGTTTTGAGATCGTCCGGAGGCGCCCGGTCGGTTGAGGTAGACGGCACCGCGAGTGTCCTGGCCTGACGCGGCCCGCTGCGCAGTGTCGAGAGAACGTATGGTCGTGATGGTGGCGGTCTGGTTTGCCGGTATGGTCACGGCCGACAATTCCAGCCAATTCCACTTCTTGAACCTGATACCTTTGGTCTCCTTGATGAACTCATGCTCGATCGCGGTGAACCCGATCGACAACCCGGTGACCAGCCCCGCCTTGATCAGTGACCAGGCGCGGTCGATCTCGGCGGTCACGTCCTTGGCAATCCTGGCCGTGATCTCGATGCCGGCCTTGGAAACCCTGGCGGCGGTGACGTGGCCGATCGGGTCGCCGGCATTGTGCTGCCATAGCAAGGGAAGCGGCAGCGTGTACTTGGCGCCGTCCGGCTCGACCACGTCGTTCATGCGATCGGCGGTCGGCGTCGTCGCCCAACCGACAATTTCGCGCGCGTCTTCGTCGACCCGCTTGATCTCAAGCAGGCTATAGGCACGATTCATCATGTTGGTGGGTCCTGGCTAGCTGGCCGCGATCCGTTCGACAAAGTCGCCGAGCGACAGCGGCGGCGCGCCCTCCTGGGCGCGGATGCGGTTCTCATGATCGAACAGGATAGTCTGTTCCTGCGTTGGCTGCGGCGGCGCCGGCTCCGGCTCGACATAGGGATCCGGCACGCCGCCGTCCCCGACCCATTGCAGATATTCCTGATAGTCGCGGTTGGCGGGATCGTCGGGAATGCTCGCGCCGTCTGCGGTGCGGATGATGGTGTGCTCGCTTTCGGTGAGTTGATAGTCTGCCATCACAGCCTCGCGTTTATCGATACAGGAGTGTTAAGAGCGTAGGCGTCTCCTGCTGCGGCAGCTTGTAGGCAAAGAGCAAAACCGTTTGGTGTTATATACGCCGCGGTTGGATCGCCGATCAGGTTGCCGAATAGTCCAAACCCCACCACGATTGTAGGCGTCGCGCGCATCCCAACCGGAAACATATGACTGTTATACCAATATGAATTTGTACCCGTTGGCGAGCAGACGCGCATGGAAACAAAGGGATTGTGCCAATATCTCTGGCACGCCGCCAGCTCGGTCGCGTAGTCCGGCACCTGAAACGGCGGCGCGACGGTGCCTTCGGTAAAGGAGACGTCGAACAGCTCGAAACCGCTAGCAACGGCCGCCGCATTGAACTGATTATTGGTCGTTGGCGGTCCAGCCGCCTGCCAACTTCCGGGAGTTGATCCCTTGTTGGATGAACCCGCCATCAAAAACCAGTCGATCGTTAACCCGACACCATTATTATTTAGCCACGTGCCCGCAGTGTCTCCGGCCAGTGTGATTGATTTGATCGTATCAACCAAGTTTTCCCCCGACGAAACGACATACTCAGCGATATACATCCGCGTTGGGACATCATTTCTAAAACATACGCAATACGTCCCGGCTGGGGCTTTAACGCCGAATTGCAGTGTTACTGCCTTCGCGCTGCTTGACCCAAACCGCAAATCTGCTATCCGCAACCCTTCCAGCGAAGTGCGGATGAACAGAAAATCTGTGGCAGCTGGCGAAGTATTTAACGTACTGGCGGCAAAACGATAACGGTATGGCGATCCAGCGAGCGTCGAGCTGGCCATCTGTACCGAATTCATTCCTCCCACCGCTGATTGAAATGACATGGAAAATTGGTCTACCGCAAAGAAGCCGCTGGTAGTGCCATTTCCCGATCCATTCTCCTGCGAGATCATCATCCCGCCGTTGATGATGTAGTTTTTCTTGGTCACGTCGATGTTGGCGCGCGCCTGCGACCGCTGCGCCGATGTCAGCGTCTGCGCAGCATCGTAGCGCACCACCTGGGTCAGCGCCGCCCGCGTCGTATCGGTCGGATGAACGTGGTCGCCGCGGGTATACAGTGCCGAGGCGCCTGGCGTTGCCGTGCCGTCCATCGACGGATTGACGTCGCTCGGCGTCTGCGGCGCGCCCGCCGGCCCGGTCGCGCCCGCCGGTCCTTGCACTCCCTGTGGGCCCTGTGGCCCGACTGCGCCTTGCGGCCCGGTTGGACCCGGCACGGTCGAGTCGGCACCCGTGGCACCGGTCGGACCCTGCGGGCCTGTAGCGCCTGTAGCGCCGGTATCGCCCTTGACCCCCTGCGCCCCCTGCGGACCCTGCGCCCCGGTAGCACCCGGCGCACCATCGGCGCCGGCATTACCCGTATTGCCCTTAACGCCCTGTGGACCCTCGGGCCCCTGCGGCCCCTGTGGCCCCTGCGGCCCGGTCGGGCCTGGAATGCCCTGCGCGCCGGTGGCGCCCGCAGAACCCATCGGGCCTTGCGGTCCCTCTGGCCCTTCCGGTCCCGGTGGCCCGATGTCGCCGGCCACGACATCGATCGTCATTGACCCTTCGCCGAAGACATCAATCGCCAGCGCCGGAGAGTCAACCACGACATCGATCACGCCGCCGTCGGTGCCCACGACCTCGACCACCGACGGTTCGGCTGAGGCTACCTCGACTACAGGCTCCGGCGCATCGATGATGACATCGACGGTATCGCCGGATTCCTCAACTTCGATTATCATCCCACCGACCGCAGCCGCTTCGATGAGCGCAATGCCGCCGAGCTGTCGGTGATGTCAGGCGTCACCGTGACCGCACCCGTGAGATAGGTCGACACCGTTCCATCAAGGAATGTCACCTGCAAATCCCAGACGCCGGATGCCAGCAGCGCGCTTTCAGCCGCCGTCAGGCTGGCGTCGATGATGTTAGGCAGCGTGATCACGCAGGTCAGCTCGCCGAGCACCGCGCCCCCGGGCTTGTCGCGGATTTCCGCCTTCACCACGGCGCCTGTCAGATCCACCTCTACGGTCTTGGCAGCGTCAGCCCATAGCGTGAATTTTCGCGTGAACGTGTCACCGCGGTAGATCGCTAGCGCGTGCTTGCCAGGGGTCATGCGAAAAACAACCTCACTTCCGGACGTTTTTCCGGCACAGGGTTAAGTGCGAGTAGTGCTGCTGCGTTAAAAGTAGCCATCAGCGGATCAATCTTCCCGAACCCGCTGTCATCACGCGCGATCCGCATCCCGGTCGGCGTCGGCACGATCCGCGCATTACCGGCGCACCAGGCCATCAGCGCCGAGCCGTTGTGCTTGAAACTTCCGTCCACCAGCTTGCGCTCGACCGTCTTGATGGCGCCCATCAGTGAGATGCCCTGGCGCACGCCGGCCAGCAGGTTGTTCTCCTGCGTCACGCCGATCTTGGCCAGGCTGTCGACGATGCCGCCGATCCCGACCGCATCGACCCCGACGCCGGCAAGCTTCTTGGTCACCTTAACTTTCTCCACGACATCGATGACGAAGCTGATGTCGTCCGGCAATTCCGCCACCACCGTCAGGTCGCCGTCAGCCGAGAACCGGTCGTAAAACCCCTGGTTGGCCTTGCGCCGCTC